GCTGACATTTTGTGCTAACCCGAATTTTTCCATCTGAACCAAGCCGCGAAAGGGGATCGAATATGGCGCCGAAACGAGAAAAGCCCAAGCGGGCTAGGATTGACAGCACATCGGAAGCCGTCCGCGTGATGGGTCAGGCGTCAAAGCAAATACACCCGCCCGCAACCGTTCCGCTTGATGTTGATGATCTGCCATTCTTTGCAAATGTGATTGAGGAATTTGCACGCAGCGAGTGGACCGGCCACCAGCTCGAACTTGCCGCTATGCTCGCTCGCACATTGTCGGACATGAACCGAGAGCAGATTGCTTTGCGTAGAGAGGGCAGCGTGATGAAATCGGATCGAGGAACGCCGGTTGTTTCACCGCGCAAGGCTATCATCCAGATGCACGCCAGCACGATCCTATCATTCCGGCGCAGCCTTGGCCTTCACGCGCGCGCGCAAGGCGGCGATGCTCGCGACATAGCAGGCCGCAGAGACGGTGCCAAGGCCATCGAGGCCGACAATCCGCTTGATGATGATTTGTTAGCGAGGCCAAATTGACCCGAGGCGAGCGCGTCATTGCGTTTATTGAAAGGTATTGCGTCGTCCCGGAGGGCAAGCTTGTCGGGAAACCTATCAAGCTGATGCCATTTCAAAAGGATTTTATCCTTGCGATATATGACAATCCCTCAGGCACGGCTCGCGCGTATCTTTCCATAGCACGAAAGAACGGCAAGTCAGCGCTAATTGCAGCGATCCTCTTGGCGCATATCGTCGGGCCAGAGGCGCGCAGAAACAGCCAGATCACCAGCGGGGCGCGCAGCCGCGAACAGGCGGCGCTTGTTTTTAAGCTTGCGGAAAAAATGATCCGATTGTCAGCCAAGCTTTCAAAGCTGACCAAGATCGTGCCGTCACAAAAACAGATTTTCGGCCTCGCGAAAAATGTGGAATACAAGGCAATCAGCGCCGAGGCTGGGACCGCGCACGGGTTGTCACCAGTGCTTGCGATATTGGATGAAGTCGGTCAGGTTCGCGGGCCGACTGATGCTTTTGTCGAGGCCATAGAGACCGCGCAAGGCGCGCATGATGACCCTTTGTTGGTTGGCATTAGCACGCAGGCCGCAACCGATGGTGATTTGTTTTCGATCTGGCTGGATGACGCGGCCAGCGCAAAAGATCCGCGCATTGTCAGCCACGTCCACACCGCGCCTGAGGATTGCGAGGTCATGGATGAGACCGCATGGAAAGCGGCTAATCCGGCTCTTGGTATTTTCCGAAGCGAACAGGATTTAAGGGACTTTGCAAAACAGGCGCAGCGACTTCCGGCAAAGGAAAACAGTTTTCGCTGGTTGTATTTAAACCAGCGGATCGAGGCGACAAGCCCGTTTCTTAGCGTCGCAGAGTGGAAGGCCAACGGCGCAGATCCAGACGTCAGCGCGGGTGATGTTTGTTTCGCGGGCCTTGACCTTTCGGCAAGCCGCGCCCTGACGGCGTTTGTTATGGCTTTTCCGCGCGATGGATTTTATGACGTTGTGCCTCAATTCTTTTTGCCGGGTGATGGCATCCGAGAAAAGGCAAAGGCCGACAAGGTGCCGTATGACCTTTGGGCAGATCAAGGCTTTCTGACGCTGATTGACGGGCCGGTCATTGTGCCAGCCATCGTTGCGCAGCATGTAGCAGAGGCATCGGAGCGATACGACTTGCAACTTGTGGCTTATGACCGTTGGCGCATTAACGATCTGAAACGGGAGCTTGACGCTATCGGCGCGCACGTACCTTTGACGCCGTTTGGCCAGGGGTTCCGCGATATGGGGCCAGCTGTTGACAAGCTGGAGGTCGCGGTCGCAAAGCGCCAGTTACGACACGGCAACAATCCGGTTTTGAATATGTGTGCAAGCAATGCCGTTGCTGAACGAGATCCGGCGGGCAATCGCAAACTGAATAAGTCAAAATCAGTCGGGCGAATTGACGGGCTTGTCGCGCTGGCAATGGCGCTGGGCGCAGAGGGCCAAGAGGTTGAGCAACAGCCGACCAGCCCTTGGGAAGATGAGAGTTTCAGCTTGTTTGCCTAATCTTTACTTAATCGGGCTTTCGTGATACAAGCGGGCCAAAGCTTTTGCACGGAATTTGACCTTGGGCGTTTTTGACTTTCTAAAAAAAGAGAGCCGCAATCTTGAAGATCCGACCTCGCCAGTATCGGCGGCGGATTTTTTGCAGGTTATGGGATGGGCTGACACCGCGTCGGCATCTGGCGTCATTGTCACGATTGACAACGCGCTTGGCGTGCCTGCCGTTTGGTCGGCGGTCAATTTTTTAGCGGGAACGCTGGCGGGCCTGCCGATCAATGTTTACCGCAAAACAGACAAGGGCCGAGAGAAGGTTGAAAACGGCGTTGCGCCGATCTTGAATGATGTTGCAAACGATCAACAATCTTCATTTGAGGTTTTGAAATACAGCTTTGAGCAAGTTTTCACTGGCGGGCGCGCGGTCATTTACATCGAGCGGACCAGAAACGGGCGCGTTGCCAATCTTTGGCCGCTAGATCCTGGCTTGGTTCGGGTTGAGCGTGTCGGTGGTCGGCGTGTTTATCGCGACGGGAGCCGCGCATATACAGCCTCGGAAGTCATTGACCTGCCGTTTATGCTGAAATCTAACGGCTTGGACGCACGCGGGCCGATTATGACCAACAAAGACGCGATAGGCTTGGCCATTTCGTCCGCAGAATATGGCTCTAAATCTTTTCAAAGCGGGGGCATTCCGCCGGTTGTTCTTGAAGGGCCGTTTTCGAGCGGCGACGTAGCGGCACGCGCAAGCGCGGATGTTGCAAAAGCGATGGCCACGCTACGCGCAGAGGGCCGACCGATCTTGGCAATGCCAACGGGCCACCAGTTGAAGCCGTTGGGCCTTGATCCTGAAAAGATGCAGTTAATCGAATTACAGCGCTTTTGCGTCGAACAGGTCGCGCGGATTTACAGCCTGCCTCCGGTGTTTTTGCAGGACTTGACGCACGGCACATTCAGCAACACCGAGCAACAAGATTTGCATTTCGTGAAACACACGGTCAAGCGATGGGTTGAACAGGCCGAAGCTGAAATAAACCTCAAAATATTTGGCCGCGTTTCCCGGTTGTATGCGGAGTTTAACGTTGACGGCTTGTTGCGTGGCGACTTCAAAACACGCATGGACGCGCACGCGGTCACAATTCAGAACGGCATCCGCAGTCCTAACGAGGTCCGCGATATCGAAAACATGGCTCCGCGCGATGAAGGCGATGGGCTTATGATCCAAGGCGCGACGGTGCCTATCGCTACGCAGGGCGAACTGACAGAGGCCGAGCGCAGCGCGATTGAATTAAACCAAGTGGCGATGCGGTCCCTGAATGGCGAGCCTTGACCCCAAAACGCTGATCCTGATTAAGCGATCAGAGGACCGGCTGCGTTCGAAAATTGAAGCCGTGTCAAAATCGGACGGGCCTAAAGGCGATAAAGGCGAAAAGGGCGACGCGGGCAAGAATGGTCAGCGCGGCGAGCCCGGCCAGCGTGGCCAAAAAGGCGATCGCGGCGCATCTATTACCGGCGCGAAAGGCGAAGCGGGCGCACGCGGCGAACAAGGGCCGCGCGGCGAAAAGGGAAACAGAGGGCCAGCGGGGCCATCAATCCAAGGCCGTGACGGCCCGCGAGGCAAGACGGGGCCTATTGGCCCGCGAGGTCCAAAGGGCGATATGCCGCGCCACCGCTGGCAGGATACTAGCCTTCAATTCGAACAGCCAAACGGCAAATGGGGGTCGCTTGTTGACCTGAAAGGCGACCGAGGCATTGCAGGCCAGACAATACAAAGGCGCGTAGGTGGCGGTGGCGGCGGGCCTGTTACTCCAAAACTAAAAAATCCTGTTTTCACATATGCAGATGGGGCGCTTTCCGCTATTGCATACGACAACGGGTCGAAGGCGCTGACATACAACGGCGACGGCACATTAAACACGCTTGCCACAACTATCAGCGGCACAACGACGACAAAAACGATGGCATACAACGCAGACGGCACTTTAGCGTCGATCTCGGAAACATAGGCGAGACATGGCCGCAACAATCACCAGCACAAGCGAACGCATTACGATCAGCGGCACATATAAGGCGTTCACGGGTGCGGCTGGCAGCACGTCAACCGTTATTCAGTTTTCTTCTGGGGATGCCCCTGCGACGGGTGACGCTGGCCGGTTTTTGCTATGGCAGAACGGTGCAAACACTGGCGAATGGGAAGTCCGGTTCATTGAGAGCGCTACGTCAACTACTGTGACCGTGACAGACGGCGGCTTTAGTTCTGCACCCGGTACTGGCGAGGATTTTGTGATATCGTCAAACCTTGCGGATGTGAACGGCGCGTTGTCTGACACTGTTATGCGTTCGCAAGGCAACAGTTACCAAATGCGCGACCGTGATTTTGAACTGACGTCTGGCGCGTTTGTTGCTGACGTAAACGCTTCACTTAGCACACAATCCACGCAAACAGATAGTGGTTTTGTCAGCACTTATCCAGTTGCAGACGGTTGCGTTTTGCAGTTCGGGAGGCTAATCGGTGGCGAGGCAAACGATAGCAAAGAAACAATCGGTGGCTGTCAAATCAGCTTTGAAGTCTCTAATAACACGTTGATTTTCACAAACCAAGGTTCTGCGAACACGGCTGGCCCAGTTTTGAATTTTTACGGATGCTTAATCGAAAGTTTTAGCAACGGGAATCTCGCCTTTATTCGCGCACCCGGAGCTATGAGAATTATTGGCTGTGTTGCCGATGGGCCGATGGGCGGCAGATTGTATAGCCCTGCCTCTGAACTTGTTGACACGCGGTTCAGTGGAAACATTTCTGGCGGGGTTGCTTGGTCGCTTGGCGGCACGTTCACACGCCCGATTGACAATGCGTTTTTCTTCCAAGGAAATACAGCTGTGAAAGCGTTGGGCGGTTTTTCTGGCACGTTTAGCAATACGACTTTTACGGACTCGCTAACTAACATCATAGACGCGGGCAGCGCGCAATCTGGGTTGTTATTTTCTTTCATTGACTGCACGACCTTTGAAGATGGCGACATCACGGCAAATAAAGGTCAATATGAGCAGTTGAAATCTATCAACTACACCGTCGCAGACGCCAGTGGGACAGGCTTGTCGGGTGTTAAAGTGGCTGTTTATGATACGGTTGGAGACGTGCAGGGCGGGGGCGTCCAGACAAGTGCAAGTGGTGCGGTTTCGCAAATCAATGCTCGGTTTTTTCGTAAGGATCACGGCGCGGCGGCGGTCAGTAAAGCACCATTTGACATTCGCATTCGCAAGTATGGTTACACGTATCTA